ATCCATTATCTCCATCACCATAAATAACCCATTGAGAATCGTTATACCATTCTCTAATTTCAGCACCTAAACCTCTAAAACAGTTATTAATATTAGAAGGCAACATACCTTCTGCTGTATTAATACTTCCTATTGTAGTGTTATTCGCTGCGGTTGTACTATAATCTTTTATTCCTGCCATATTAATTACCTATAAACCATGTGAAAACTTTATCGTTTTCTGTGTTAAATTTATTTATATATTCGTTTAATGCTACTTCTACTTGTCTTTGAAAATATTCTTGAGTATCAAAAGAATATCTTACGTTATCAATATCTAATTCTGTTATGTCTGCCATTATCTAATTCCTGCTGGTGATGCTGTTACATCAATACCTTGTGCATCATTCCAATTAGTTCCAGAAGCTATTTTAACATTAGCTCTAACATATCTACCAGATTGTCTCAATGGTGCTATGCCAGTTGTGTTTGCTGCAACATAACTAGAAGTTGTTTCAGTATCTACTAAAGCATCTCTAGTTTTAAGAGCTACTGTCGAAGCACAATCTACTATAGGTCTAACTCCAGTAATTTTAGTTCTTTGTCCTGGAATAGGTTCTATTTCAGATGTTTCCATTTCTGCTTCTAATTGATTACCTGCAAAAATAGCAGCTTTATAATTATTATCAATTGCACCTAAATATAATTGTCCACCATTCCAAAAGTCTGTGTCTAATGCAATATTAATATTATCTAAGTTAGTAGATATAATATCCATTAATTCTACAGTATATGCACCTACAAATTGTGTAAATATTGTTGAGGCATTTGCATTAGCTGATGACCATTTTTCTGTAACATAATTATAAATTAATAATTTATCACAAATACCTGTGGTATTATTTGCATTAGCAACAGAAGGATATAGCCATAAAGCTAAGTTATTAAATGGATCTATTGCTGCAACAATACGATCTGTATAAGCTTTGTTTAAATCTGAATCAAAAAATCTATTTACTTTTTCTGCACCAATTGCTTTTAGTGCATCACCATTAACTTCAAAGAAACCATCATCTGCATAAAAGAAAACTCGTCTATCTGTTTGTGTTACAGTCTGTCCATATACAGCACCACGATTAGAAGATATAACGGAAAATCTGAATACTGTTTGTCCGCCAATATAGTCCATACGAACAATTTGATTTTGTCTAAATACATATCCGATTTCACCTGAAGTTATAGCTACAATTTTACCACCAGCTCCTGGAATATCTTGAAAGTCAGCTTGTTTTTTACCAAGTTCCCAAGTAGCAATATCATCATTACCAGTCCATTGTACTCTATTAACATTAGTTGGTTGACTTCCAGTAACTAAAAAATTTCTAATAATTCCTGATACTCTAAATGTAGGTACAGTTCCAGATGTAGCAATTGCAGATAAATTTGCAAAGTTAGTTGAAGTTCCCATTAAATAATATTGGGGAGCATCAACACCATTACTTGCTATAATGTAATTTCCAAATTGTGTGAATGTCCAAAAGTCAGTAGCAGTTCCAGTAAGACTAGATTTACGTGAAGTAAATGCACCACCATCTAATTGATAAAGATTAGTTCTTGTTCCAACAAAATTAAAAACATTGTTTGATCCATCTCTAAATGAACCTGCACCTTTTGAATCTGCACTAATATCATTAGAACTATAACTAACTAAACTTATAAAAGGTTTATAACTTTGTAAAGCATAATAAACATTATTAGCTACATTAGCTCCTTTGTTTAAATGTTTAGGTTGGTCAGGTAACCATTCTCCAAATGCTAATTGCATAATTACCTTCTTCTATAAAATGAAATATCAGTACCTATATCAGTATTTTGAACAACAGGAGATCCACCAAATGAATCTTGTTGATCGTTACTTTCTAATCTTTCTAATGCAGTTTGATACATAGCTATCCAGTTTTGAACTTGAGCTTGATCTATACCGCCAATAAAGTTAGCAGCATGAAATAAACTGCCATATAAATAAACAGATGGATGTGATGCTAAAATATAATTACTAGCATTACCAGATGATAAAGGTGTAAATGCTTTATAGTATTGTAAATAACCTGTGTAAGTTGTGTCTGGACTTGGAGCAAATCTAAATTGTTCTACCCCATTATCTGATTCAATTGTATAAACTCTTGGCAAACCAGTAGTTGAACCACCTTTAATAGCAAATAGATTTGCAGGTGTGATATAATTTAAATGATACTTTGTACCACCAGATAAAATATAAAATGATCTTACTGCTATAAATCCTGTTGGAACTGTTTCTGTTTCACTATTAATAGTAATAGTATCAATCTGTTCCATTTGTCTAATTCTTAATTTAGCATTAAGATCAGCTTCAACTAATTTTATAAAGTCATCAGATATTTCAGATGTAAGGTCAGATCTATTAAGCCAGTTAGCTATTGTGGATTTTAATTCTGTATAGGTACTAATTGCCATTATATTTTTCCTTCTGCAGTTCTAAAATATCTATACTCATTAGAGTTTAATTTTTTCTTTAAAATCTTTTTACGTTCTACATCTGGTATTCCAAACCAATTATTAGTTCCATTGTATTCTTTGGCCCAAATGGTTAAACAAATATTTGGAATACTGGCTACTCGTTTTAAATCTCTAGATTTAGAATAGCCATCATTTAAAGTAATAAGTTGTTTGTTCTTTTTAAGAACAGGTTCAACATCTTGAGTTTGTTTAATAGTAAGTTTGCCATCAGATTCTTTAATATAATCTGAACGGACTACTCCATCAAACTCAACATCTCTTAACTTGGACATTACTCAGTTAATGATGTAACGTATAAATTTCCAGAAGCACAAATTGCAGCTACTTTTTCACCTTCTGAAATTTTAATAACTTCTATTTCACCAGATGGTAAATAAACTGTGCTAGTTGTTGCTGTTGGGTTAACACCAATTTCGTAATGACAGTTAGCATCAGCTACTAATCTTACGTATTGTATGTTTGCACCTATTGCAGAACTTTGAACGGATGAACCACTCATAGCTACTTTAGATGTTGATTTTGGTCTTAGACCATAATTTATAATTGCCATATATTTCCTTTTTAAATTAAAAAAGGGGGTATTGCTACCCCCTAATGTAAAATTATCTTCTTATGATAACTGTTATATCTAATGGTTGAGTCGTAGAAGATCCACCATCTGATGTAATAGTTAAGTAATCACCTTCTTTAACACTGTTAGCCGCTGTTGGTTCAGCAGTATCAATGTCTCCTGCAGCTGAGCTTGTATGAGCAACTGTAAATCCACCATTTGTTACAGTAGTTCCATTTATAGCACTTGTTACAGCTGAGTTAGCAGTAGTGATAGCACCACCTAATACAGAAATAATTTTAATAATTTTTCCATCATCAGGTATTGCAATATTAACTGAACTAGCAGCTGATACATCAGTTAATCTAGCAGTTAAAAAGTAGTCGTTTAATGTTCTCATTTTGTTTTCCTATGTTTGCTTCGTTCCGTCTTTAGACTTCAAAGACCAAACAAAAGTTAAAGAAGGGGAGATTGCTCTCCCCCTCAAGTTATATACTATGACGTTGTTAAGTCTGCAACAAGTCCACTAGCACCTTCGTTTCTAGAGATTAAAGTAAGCTCAACTAAAAGCTGTCTTTTCTCGCTATCACCTGTTTTTGATAATTCAAACATAGTGAAGTCTCTTAAGAAACCTACTGACCAGTAGTCCATATCCAGAACCCACGCATCTCTATCTCTAGAGAATCTGTTAGGTACAACTTCTAGATCACCGAAGTCAGATGAGTAAACATCAATACTTGCGTATAATGTTTTATCTTCTGAAGCATCAAATCTAGTAGATCCACCTGTGAATCCAGATACTTTTTGTTTGTTGAAAGGACCAACCATTAGTACTGAAGGATTTCCACCTGCGTTCCATACAGATTTGATAACAGTTTTTAACTGATCTTCTGTGAAAGCTCTTTGTGTTCCATCACTTCTAGCATCAGTACCATCTCCTGTTGGAGAAGCACCGCTACCACCTAATGAGTCATTCGAAAACACCCATGCTCCAAGAGATGCAAATTTTCTTGCAGTTGTAGCATCACCAGTTACTTTAGCTTGGTTAGCCATTAAAGTAGCTTCGATGTCTCGTTTTAGTTCTTTTGATTTTTTAGCAATTTGATAAGCTAATTCACTTGCTCTACCAGCTTTATCAACGGCTTCTTGAGTACCTGTAATAACTACAGTTTTATCCATGATTTGCGTTTTGTTTGCAAGTCTAGAAGTAGCTGTTACTGCATCAAGAGTAGCTTCATCGCCCTCAATTACAGCATTAGATGTTGATGCTGCAGCAAGTGCGTCTGTTTGCCATTCGTGTGTTGTTGATTTAACTTGTTCTCTAGCAGCTGCACTCATAAAAGGAGTGTCAGTTGGAGAAATAGAATAAATCACATCTTGTAAGTCCTCTCTAATACCTACTGCATCGTAAGTATCGAAAGTATTTGATGGTTGTGCCATTTATTTTTCCTTATTTTTTTTGTGTTATCATTTGAAGTATAGCAGACTGTGCATCTTCCATGCGACCAGTCTTTCTTACTTTCCCAATTTTTTGTTTTATGACATCACGAACTGAACTATCTGTTTTAGCAATACCAGCTTTAATAACTTTTGGAGCAGTAACTACCTTTTTTGGAGAAAGGTCTTTAGGTGCTTTAGAGTTTTTAAATTGCATGGCATCTTTAAGAACCAATAAGAATCTATGATCTGTTAATGAAGATATTTCATTATCTTTAAATCCATAATCGCTTAAAACTTTTTTAGCATTATGTTTAAACTCAGTAGATTTTACTGGATCTGCAAACTCAGGTATGCGTTCTTCTGCAAGTTTTATTTCTTTTTTAAGATAGTTAGTAAATTCACTTTGAAAAGCTTCATCAGCTTTTTTACGTAAATCATTAATGCGAGTTTGTTGTTGTCTAATTTTAAACTCTAACTTAGCCGCATGACTAGGATCTTCTTCGTATAATCGATTAAGATCGGTAGCACCTAACTGTTCTTTAAAGAGTAAATCTGCAGATTGAATTGCATTATTAAGTTCTTTAATTCGAGAATCATAAGTCTGACGTAAACTCTCTTTTTCACTTTCAAGATTTTTCTTATCAAGTGATAATTGATGAGTTTTTTGTCTGTAATCTGAATCTCTAGAATAACCAGACTTAAGTTCATCGAGAGTAACCTCAAGCTCTTGACCTTGTACTTTTACTCGGTGGAGATTTGGTTTCTCAACTTCTTCTTGTTGTGTTGGTTGTTCTGTATTTTCTTCGTTTGTATTTTCAGTAGCTACGGCTTCTTCAACAATTTCGTCAGACTGTGATTGATTGTCATTTGAAACATCCTGAGTTTTAACTTCAGGCTCTACTGATGGTTCTGCTTTGACTACTGGTGCTGATTGTCCTTGTTTAGGATTCAGTAAACCAAGTATTTTCTCAGCAGCACCTTGTACAGATTTATCATCTGCCATATATGCTCCTTTAGGGTTATCGTTTCGTAATTATTACGATTGACGTTTTAGGTTATCTAGCTCATGGGCAGCTAGTTTGCCAGTCTCCATTACACTAACAAGATGTCCTTTAATTTTGTCTAGCATATTAAATGCCATCCAAAGAACTTGTCTTTGTTCGTG